GTGGCGGGTCTTTCTACTATAACCCCACAGTTGGTAATCCTTCAACTTTCACTTTAACAAGCAGCAACGGTTCTATCGCTTATAGCACTAATGACGGCGACGATAGCAATGTTTCTGATGTTTCTTCTAAAGTCATTCAAGTTGACGGAGCAGGAAGTGTAAGCGATGATTATTTACACTCTCAAGTGTCTTCACCGACTGTATTTTCCTTGGATACCGTTACAACTCCAATTCTCTCAGCCAATGCGTTTGTTATGGGAAAATTATCAAGTGGAAACAGCGTCAGCACTACTCAACAAACAAGTGTATTTGCTGGCGGTAACGCTGGCGCAAGGCCGTATAATTCCGGCGCAAGGCCGACTATTTTACAGGGAACCTCAGTTTTTGCGGGGGCTGGCGGAATTTTAAACGGTACAGATGGACAATTTCCTGGAGGTGCGGGTCGTTCTGTTACGGGGAGTGGTGTTGGTGGTGATGGTGCTGCGGGTCAAATAAGGATTTATCATGTCTAAAACTTTTTACAACACAACGACAGGCGATGGCGCAGTGTTTGATGATGCAGAAGACATGTCAAACTGGCCTGATTTCCAAGAAACACAGATTGATATGACGGCAATCAATTTGGCTAAAGTTCGCGCAGAACGTGACAAACTCTTAGCGGCGTCTGACAGCATGGCATTGGCTGACCGCATAACAGACGAGTGGCGCACGTATCGACAGTCTCTCAGAGACTTACCAGCGGCAGAGGGTTTCCCTGACGTGACCTTCCCGACACCACCAAGCTAACAACATGACCCATGTGTTTGCTCTCATGTTATACGTGGGGGGAAACCTAATAGAACCCCCCATGTATTTCTATAAGATCGAAACGTGCCTGTATTTTGCGCGGGAAACGGTTCGTCGGTATGGAACAATGGAAACTCAGAAACATTTTGGCCTCGCTTACTGTGTACCCACGGTGGTCGATCCAGACAAAACAACGGTGTACTAATGGACCACAGAGACAGACTGATACACGCACCGCTGATCTTTGGACTTGTGGTCCAAGGTGCCGCAATAGTGTGGACTGTAAGCATGATGATGTCTGACATCCATCGAAACTCGGAAGACATCGATGCGATGCAAATGCGCGTCGGATCACTTGAAGATTCATCACAGGATCAAGCAGTGGCATTTGCCCGAATTGAAGAAAACACAAAGAGCATCATGGCAGCAATCGAAAGGCTAGCAACACGACCGTGACCAAAGGAGATCAAAATGGCGGTGGTAGAAATTCTCACGGGCATCGCACTGATCACCAAGTCGGTGGAGTTCTTAAAGTCAACCTTGGGTACGGCTAAGGATATCGGCAGCGTCGCCAAACAAATAGACGATCTCTTCGAAGGCTCTAAGCAACTAAAGGTTGAAGAGCGTAAGGCCCGACAAAATGGGCAATCAGTCACAGAAATCGTTATAAATCAACAGCTTGCGGCTGAACAAATCGTCGAGGTGAAGGCCTTAGTGATTGGACGTTTCGGTTACTATGCGTGGCAAGACATCTTAAAGTTGCAACGAGATGCCCAGCTAGAACAGAAAGCCCGTGCGGCAGCGAAGCAGCGGCAACAAGAAGAACAGGCAGAAATCCGTGGAGACATGGCGGTCGTTGGGTCATCCGTTTTGATTGGCATTCTGATCATCGCCATTGTGGCGGCTGTTCTCTTAGCAACACTATAGGAGTCATTAGATGTTAAACCTCATTACGTCGTTGCTACCCCAAGTACTCGCAACGGTAGACAAAGTCATCCCCGACGCTGACGCAGCACAAAAAGCCAAGCAGACAATCGAACTCGAATTGATCAAAGCGGCTAACGACATCAACTTGGCACAGGCCGAGACCAACAAGACAGAAGCAGCACATCGATCTGTGTGGGTCTCTGGCTGGCGTCCCGCAGTCGGGTGGTGCTGTTCGCTTGGTGTCTTCTGGATGTTCATTGGCGCACCCGCTGCACAGTGGATCGCTGTAGCTAACGACTACCCCGTTGAAAATCTCCCTGTATTCCCCACTGACGCGCTGTTTGAGTTGCTGTTCGCACTTTTGGGTATGGCGGGGCTGCGTAGTTTCGAGAAGTTGAAAGGAATAGCGAAGTGAAAGACACCGGACCCCTCAGAGACAAGCTGTTAAAACGGCTGAACACTATAGTAGCAGACACGTCAGAAGACCTTAGTCCGTCGATGGTGTCAGCTTGTGTCAACTTCTTGAAGACGTTCCCGCCAGAAGCAGACCTGACTGACCTTGGGTCCAGCGTAAAGCTGGCTGACAGTCTCCATGCGTACTCCAAAGAAATGCCGTTCCGGTCATGAAGATCATTCCGTTCCCCGACCGGTCGCAACGCGTCCAGCCGGTGTGCGACGTGGCGCGACAAGAGTTCGAACTGAAGCAACAAGCGGAACTCATCCGCGATCAAGCTTTAGAGATCAGAAAGAGACGTAAAGATGCTCAAGGAACTGACGATCAACGGTAAGCCACACTGGGAAACGACGTTTCCTGTCCACGTTTGGGCCGCATATGAGGACTTTCGGAACTTTTTGTATCTCACATGGCAACATCTGGGCTTACCAGAGCCTACTCCTGCCCAATATGAAATCGCGTATCGTCTACAATTCGGCGTGGACACTACTGAGTCACCCGACAGTCTTGCAAGTGGACCCAGGGAAGACATCATCAGGTGCTTTAGGTCGCTGGGTAAGTCATACATCACTAGTGCGTATGCAATATGGAGACTAATGAGGAACCCTCGCGACGAAAAGATCATGGTCGTGAGTGCCACAGGCAGTAAATCCAAAGAGTTCGTGGCGCAAACCAAGGGTATCTGCCAATCGATGCCACTAGTCCAATGGCTACTCGAAGGTCCGAGAGACAACGGCGCGACACGACGGGACATGGCAGAACAATTCGACGTTGCCAGTGCCTCATTGTCTCAATCGTATTCGGTCGTGGCGCGGGGTATCACTGGGCAGATCACTGGGTCACGGGCCACGTTGTTAATCGCTGACGATATCGAAGTGGAACGGAACAGTCTGACTGAAGAAGCTAGACGTCGGATCGTTAAGATCGTGCAGTCAGATTTCGTTCCGATCACCAAGACAGAACACGGCAAGGGCGACATCATATTCCTTGGGACACCACAGACCGAGGAGAGTGTGTACAATACGTTAGTCAAAGAGATGGGCTTCCGGTGCTTCACGATCCCCGTCAGGTTCCCCACAGCGGACAAACTGAAGAACTACTTGCTGACAGACAACCAAACGGGGCGTGAAGTAAATATCCTGGCGCACTACCTACGTGTTCAGTTCGACAACAATGAGATCAAGCACAGTGGGCCAACAGACAGCCGCTTTGCGGAAGACGAATTGATGCATATCGAAGCCAAGGGCAAAGCGTCCTTTGCGTTGCAGTACATGCTCGACACGTCCCTTAGTGACGCAGAGCGATACCCACTGAGACAGTCCGATCTGATCGTGATGTCCTGTAATCCCCTTAAAGCACCACTGACTGTGCAGTGGGGAAGACACAACGATAAGCACAATCTGGTCAAAGACATACCAAACGTGGGCTTCTCTGGAGACCACATGCTGCGTCCGCTATTCGTGGACACCGAATGGGAACATTATGAGTCCAAGGTACTATTCGTTGATCCATCAGGACGCGGCAAAGACGAAACGGCGTGGGCCATCGTAGGTGCACTCAATGGAATACTGTACGTTCTCCAGTGTTGTGGCTTTGCGTCCGACCCCGCTGAAGCAATGGCACGGATCGCTGTGGACGCGAAGAAATACGATGTATCAACGATAGAGGTCGAACCAAATTACGGCCAAGGCATGTGGGTCACCGCGTTCCAACCGATCTTGTCGAACATCTGGCAGGGCGGTTGTACCGTTAAGGAGTCCGAATGGGCTAAAGGTCAGAAAGAAGGTCGTATCATCGACACGTTGGAGCCGGTAATGGCGCAACACCGCTTGGTACTGGACGAAGACCTAGCGAAACGAGAAGCACGTACAGAGGACCACACGTTCTCCCTACTGTACCAGCTAACGCACATCACAAGAGACCGTGGTGCACTACGTCACGATGACCGCTTAGACGCTCTCAGTGGGGCCGTAGCGCACTACATGCGATCTATGGGTCAAGACGTCGATGAAGCCGCAAGAGGTGTCCTAC